GAACAAATTAAAAAACTAGAAGAGTATGTTAAATCTAAATTAGAGTAAGGTTATGGCAATTCCAGCTTCAGGTCCTATATCGATGAGTATGTTCAATACCGAATTAGGTAGGTCTGCTACAACACCTAATTCCCAACTAACAGGCGGTAATCCTCCTGTAGCAGGATCTTTATTTTTTCTTGCAAATCAGTCTGGTAGTTTAGATCAAGTAGCACCTTTTGGAATGGCTGAATGGTATGGATACACGGCAGGTATTGTAAGACTATTCTATGAATCTCCTTATACTGCCTCCAGATCAACTACAACAGCAACTACTGCAATAAATGTTTCAACAATCGACAGTGTAAATAACGGTGTAAACGGTCTTGCAGTATTTTATATGGCTACTACAGACCTTGATTCATTAACAGCAGACGTTAATTTTAACCTAGTAAGCGGATCTACTACAGTAATAGGCCTCAACATGGAACCACAGGATATTACTGATAAATTTTCTATGGGCGGTGCTTATTTTGATTTGTCAGAAACTAATGGTAGCTTTACAGCTAGTTTTTCTCAAGAAACAGCAGGTAACACAGCAGGATATGCTGGTTATTCACTAGTTGGATTACAATTAACTGGTTCTGATAGTGGTTCTCATAGTGCTGAAGCAACAGTATATAGAAGTGCAACATATGCAACTAAAACATCAGTACCAGTCCCGGCAGGAGACTACATAGTAGTTGGTTCAGCTGCTGTTCTACCGCAAGATGCTGGTGTAGTAGCTAGAGTAAGAATGTTTGACGGCACTACCCAATTTGGTGAAATGTCTGACGTATATGAACAAGACATCACTAACTGGTCTCCGTATTGGCACGTGTTTAGAACAACAGTAGCAGCACCAACAACATTTAGTTTACAAGCAAGAAGTGATGGTGTTAATGATATAGAAGTCAGACAAGCCAGTGTAGTAGTATTAGATACAACTAAATTCCGGAATGTATACTATGCTGAAAGAACAAGCTCTTTTTCTACAGCTAGTAGACCATATGTAAATGCAATGTCTGCTTCATTTACAATAGCTAATCCCTCTAATAAGCACCTAATATTAGCAGCAGCTATGTTATCAGGAAGTCTTGCTGGTGTTAGTTCATTTTATTGTAAACTTAGAAATACTACCACAGCTACAGACTATATTCTAGAAAACTACAGAGAACCAAACGCTGTACCTGAATTATATCCTACTGTTGTGTGTAGAATAGTAACTTTCTCCGGTGCTTCAAATACAATTGCATGGCAGGTAGGTCAGGAAGTTAACGGTACCGCCTTTATAACTAATATGACAATAGCAATTTTAGATTTAGGAACTCCCAGTATACCGACAACTACTACTACTACAACCACCACAACTACTACGACTACGACTAGTACGACTACGACTACTACAACCAATAATCTTCAAAGTATAGCTGTTAGGTTAGATACAGTATCTACTCTCTGCAGTACTAGCCCAGTAATTAGATACGTAGATGGCGGTACTCTCGCACCAGGCAAGGTACTATACTTAGGAAATTTAATCACACCTGTAACTGGATTTAATTATGTAGTTGATGCTGCAGGAGGTCCTATCTACGATATAGGTTCGCCAGACGGAGTAATTGGAAATGATACAGGAAACGCTTGTTAAAAAATAAAAAAGTTGGATTAAATTAAAAAATTTATTATATTCTAGTTATGAGAAGAGTTTTAATAGGTACACCGTCCTATGACGGTAGAATCGATGTATGGTTTGCAAATTCACTTATACAAACAGTGAAAATTGCTGAAAAAAAAGGCATACACGTTCATGCAATCTATACTTCCTATGATTCTCTAATTCAACGTGCAAGAAATAGTTTAGTGCGCCTAGCTTTGACTGGCGGTTATGACGATTTATTCTTCATCGACTCTGATTGTGAATGGGATCCGGAATGGTTCTTCAGTTTACTAGACAGACCTGAACATATAGTAGGCGGTGCACTTATAAAGAAAGCAGAAAAAGAAGGTTATACAGTTAAGCTTGTAGATAAAAAACTTAAGTGGTCTGAAGATAAGAAGCTTATAGAAGTGGACGGAGTTGGTACAGGTTTTATGAAAATATCTAGGTTTGCTTTAGAGAAACTATGGGAAGTCAGTGATCCTTACATGTCTGAAGGTGAGGAACATAGGATGGTATGTGATATAAAAGTTGAGAACGGAGATCTAATATCAGAAGACTATATTCTAGGTAATAAATGGAAAGAGTTAGGTTATAGAGTTTGGCTTGATCCAACTATTACACTTAATCACATAGGAACAAAAAAGTGGAAAGGTGATTTTAATAAATTTATAGATAAATTAGGGTATGCTTGATAAACCAATGGGCGGTACAGAATTAATGTACGAAGAACTCATGAGACGACTACCTCAAGAGTATAAAGATCAAATCTCTATCTTTAATTACCCTGTGTATGCTGATTTCAACAAGCCTACAGTGTATTGGAATCAGTTATCTTATGATCAAAAAGCAGTAGAGTTTTTAAAAGATCCTGCTAACGTAGAGAAAATAAAAAGATTTGTATTTGTATCACACTGGCAATCTGAAATGTTTAGAAAGATGTACAACATTCCAGGATATAAGACACAAGTGATTAAAAATGCATGTATAGGAGTAGAGCAAAGAAAGCCAGGTAAGAGAGATAAGGTTAGGTTGTGTTACATTTCAACACCTTGGCGAGGACTTGATGTACTTCTTAAGGCTTGGAAGTTATTGGATAAGGAGAATATAGAATTACACGTATTTTCAAGTACAAAGATTTACGGAAAAGACTTTGCAATTTCTGCTGCAGGTGAATACGAGGAGTTATTTGATGAGTGTAAAAATACACCGGGAATAGTTTATAGAGGTTTTAGTACAAACGAGGATCTAAGAAAAGAATTACATACTTTTGACATCCTTGCCTACCCAAGTACCTTTGAAGAAACTTCTTGTATTGCAGTTATCGAAGCATTGTCGGCAGGACTAAGAATAGTTACTTCCAAACTAGGTGCTTTGCCTGAGACAACTGAGGGTTGGGCAAGAATGTATACTTACTTGATGGACAAAGATAGGCATGCTGAAGTATTTGCAAGCGTATTAGAAGAGGAAATAAAAAAGATTACAACAGGTGAATTAGATAGCGAACTAGAACTTCAAAAACAAGTCTATGCTCCAAGATGGAGCTGGGACGAAAGAATAAAGGAATGGACAGACTTTTTAAACACGTTATCCCAAGTATCGCTCTCGACATCGGAGCACACGTTGGAAACTTCACAAAGCAGCTCTACTACAGAAATCCAAGTTGTAGGACTGTAATGGTTGAAGCAAACAAGAACTGTGAACCGGCATTAAGACTGTTAGGTAAACCTTATGATATTGTAGCTTTGTCTGATAAACAAGGTTTTGCAGACTTCTATATAGAGAAAATTAATCCAGTAGCCACAGGCGCTTCTCTCTATAAAGAAAATACTGAGTGGTATGGTGAAGGAAAATATGAAACGGTCCAGGTAGAAACCGACACTCTTGACAATCGTAATTACTTTAATGGAGAACCTATAGATTTAATAAAAATTGACGTACAAGGTGCTGAGTTAGATATATTGAAAGGCGGTGAGAAAACAATGCAAAATGCGTCTTATGCACTTTTAGAACTGTCTTTGTTAGAGTATAACCAAGGTGCACCTTTGATAGGAGAAGTTGTAGATAAGATGATAGAGTACGGCTTTTGTATAGTAGATATTTTAGAATACCATAAGTTTCCACATTTATATGGCGGGGCTATCTTTCAGATAGACGCTCTCTTTAAAAAACTCTGATATTTATTATAGAAGTAAAATTTAAATTATGATTTTTGGCCAAATCAACCCGGTAATTAGTATCGCAACTCAAGACACACTCTTTAATCCTTCTCCTGAATTTATTACAGGTTCTTACATAACCGCTGTTGCTAACCAATATCCACTTGGTGCAAACATAGTAAATTTTAGAGTATCTTACGGTAACTGTACTTTAGAAAGCGGTAGCGTAGTTGGATTTCAGACAATTCACTCAGACAACGTTGTACTTTCTGGTTCTACTATTGCTACATGGGGTGAAGACGATTCAGTTATTTTAGATGCGATTGCAGAAGCACAAGGAACTACTGTAGTAGCTGTAGTTTCTGGAAGTGCTAATGGAATGTTCTTCTAATTGAAGAATTATTCTTATATTTAATTGGTTTTAAAATTTGTTATGCCTAAGAAGATTTTCTACAACAGTTCGTTGCCGCGTGCCGGTTCTACATTAATACAAAATATCCTAGGACAAAATCCAGACTTTCATACAACTCCAACTTCGGGGCTGTATGAAGTTTTGTCTGCATGCCGTACCATTTATACAGACGGTCTTGAGTTTAAAGCCCAAGATACTGCTACGATGGAGAAAGGTATTAAGTCCTTGTTAAAAGGAGCTATCTACGGATTCTACGAACCACTTACCGATAAGCCTTATGTAATGGATAAGTGTAGAGGCTGGAGTTCAGAATACGAATTTATTAACGCCTACGATCCAAATCCGAAGATAATTTGTATGGTTAGGGATATTAGAGCAATCTATTCCTCTCTAGAAAAGAAATACAGACAAAATCCTCTTACTGACCACCACATTGCAAACTGGGGTAACTTAACAGGTACTACTACAGATAAGAGAATGCTAGTCTGGTCTAACAATCCTCCAATTGGTCCTGCAATGGACAGACTTTATCAAGTACTCGTACAAGGCATTCACCAGCACATACTGTTTATTAAGTTCGAAGAACTATGCCTAGATCCAGAATCTCAGATGAAAAGGATCTATGAGTATTTAGAATTACCTTATTTTAAACATGACTTTATAAACATACCGCAAGTTACTCACGAAGATGATAAATGGTACGGAGTATTTGGTGACCATATGATAAGAGGAGAATTGAAACCTGTTAAGAACGACTTCCGAGAAGTATTAGGACCAAATGCATGTAGTATAATCGAAGAAAACTATAAATGGTTTTTCAACGATTTTGGCTATCAAATATAGTTTAAAATGAATGTAGGTTTTAAGACAGAAACAGAATTATTAAAAGAAGAAAAATTTGCAGTTTTGGAAGATAAATCAAACAATAGTACTAAGTATGTCGTATGGCATATTGAAGGCGGTCTAGGTAAGAACGTAGCAGCAACAGCTCTAGTCAACGACGTCAAGAAAAAGTATTCTGACCGAAAATTAATTTTAGTAGTCTCTTACCCGGAAATATTTTTAAATCATCCAGACATTCATAGAGTGTATAGAGTAGGAATGACTTCTTATTTCTACGACGACTATATAAAGGATAGAGATACTATAGTCTTTAAACACGAACCTTATTTCCAATCAGATCATATCATGAAAAAGAAACATCTGATTGAGAATTGGTGTGATCTTCTTGGTATAAAGTATCAGAATCAACAACCTGTACTCTATCCTAATATGATTCAAAAAGAGTTTCAATATAATTGGAAGAGAGATAGACCTTTAATGGTTATACATTCCAACGGAGGACCTCTTGATCAAGCTAATATGTACTCTTGGACTCGAGACATACCTTACGGTCTTACACAAGCTATAGTAGAAAAATATCAGAATAACTACCATATTATACAAGTAGGCAGAAACCAAGGACATGCTATACAAGGTGTAGAGTTTGTAAATCAACCCATGACAAACCACGAATTATTTTCTATTCTAAGTTTATCAGAAAAACGTATTTTAATCGACTCATCACTCCAACATGCCGCTGCTGCATTAAAACTTAAATCTACAGTATTATGGGTAGGTACTTCACCAAAAAACTTTGGATATAACCTACACACTAACGTTGTAGCCAAGCCACCAAAAGGTAACGTAAAAATGATAGACTCTTATCTCTTTGATTATAATTTTGACGGAACTATTCACGAATGTCCTTATAACGATATTAATGAAATGTTCGATGTAAATGAAATTTTTAAAGCCATTGATAAATTATGATAGTAGTTTTATTTGGACAACCACATTGCGGAAAGTCTACTCTTGCCAATATTCTTACAGCCAAGCTTCCTGCCGATAATATTGACGGAGACGACTTAAGAGAGTTATTCAAGAATAAGGATTACAGTAGAGAGGGTAGGATTAAGAATTTAAACCGTGCAAGTGATATAGCACATTATATTAACCATAAGAATGAAGGCTATGTTCAGGTAGTATTGTCTTTAGTATATCCGTATAAAGAAGCTAGAGAATACCTAAACGGTCTAACCGAGGATATCATCTGGGTTTATTTAACGTATGAAGGCGAGAGAGGAAGGGAAAACTTTCACGTAAAAGATTTTGAAATTCCAGCAGAAGAAGCTATATTGTCTTTAGATACGTCTAAGTTGACGGTGGAAGAATGTATTAATAAAATTACTGATTACGCAAATGAAAAATTACTTAGCAAAAGCGGTTGGACAGTCATCGTCTAATGACACAAAGTATGCAATGTTTATCGGAAGATGGCAACCTTGGCATCCAGGGCATCGCTGGTTGATTGATCAAGCCCTAGAAGAAGGTAAAAATGTATTACTCTGTATTAGAGAGGTAGAACCGGATGAAAAAAATCCTTGGACGCCTTATCAAATTTTAACGAATTTAGCAAATGAACTGGAAGAACTGGTTGAAGCAGGAAGACTTAGGATTATTACTATTCCTGATATTGAATCTATTAACATTGGCCGTGGTATCGGTTATGATGTGATAGAACATGTACCGCCGCAAGAAATACATGATATCTCTGCTACTAAGATCCGTGAACAAATGAAAGCAGAAGGTAAATTATGATAGTAAGTAAGAAACGACATATAGCCAAGACAATTAGTTATAGAATAATAAGTACACTTATTGGCTTTGCAATTATGTGGTTTATAAGTGGAAGCATAAAAGTAGGCGCTGCTTTCGGTGTAGCAGAATTAGTATATAAACCTATTCAGTACTATATTCACGAGAGAATTTGGTACAGGTATATAAAATTTGGTCTTAAGAAAAATTAGTTTTTGTCAAAACGTAGATATTTATATATAGTAAAAACATCAATCATGATCGCATTAATTTTTGTTCTTTTAGCCGTTGCAGTATCTGTTGCAATTCTTATTAACTACAACAAAAAGAAACAAGCTCGTCCAGAAACAATTAAAACTGTAGTTCAAGCTTTCGTTCCAGGTCAAGCCCCTGTAGAAGAACCGGTATTAGAGTCAGGCAAAGCTGCTGAAAAGCCAGTACCAGTAAAAAAAGCTGTTCCAAAAAAAACCGCTCCGAAAACTAAAAAAACAACTAAATAGATATGAGTCAAAAATTAAGTCAAGAAGAACTTGAACAGTTTCAAAGCTATCGTTCTGAAGCCAACCGTTTTGCTGCTATTCTCGGTGAATACACCTATCAGAAAACCCTTATTGAATTTGAATTAGACGTTATAAAAGCAGGAATGAAAGAAAACGCTAAAAATCAGCGTGATCTCTTAAATTCTCTCGGAGAAAAGTATGGAGACGGTAGGATTAACTTCGAAACAGGGGAAATTGCTCCTATTGAAGCTAAGTAACGTCTTACTAAATAATAAATTAGGTTTTGCCACTAATAACAGCTATTTATTAGTACAAATAACTTATTGACATGGCAGAAGCGCTTATTAGCCCAGGTGTTTTTCTAAGAGAAAACGACCTTTCACAAATAACAACAGGACCACTCACAGTAGGAGCTGCTTTAATCGGTCCTACCGTATTAGGTAAAGTTAATATTCCAACCGTAGTAACTTCTTATTCTGAGTATAAAGCCAGATACGGTACTACCTTCATTACAGGAGGTACTACTCAAGAATACCTTACTTCACAAGCTGCTTATAATTACTTCCAGCAAGGAGGTACTTCTTTGCTTGTAACTAGAGTAGCTAGTGGTTCTTATACCGCTGCTACAGCATCAGTAGGTAACAGCGTTACAAGTCTAGTTGGTGCTTCAGCAAATACACTCTTTAGTGTTAGTGCACTTACTGTAGCCGATACCGGATCAGGTGTTGGTTTTACTATTGTAGATACAAATAATAACTACTATTATGCAGCAGGTGCTGCTTTTGGTTTTAACTACAGTACCTATAACCCTGCATTAGATTACGGATACTTCAGTCCAAATGCAGGTAGTAACTATACAATAGGTCAATGGACTGCTTCGTTAATTTCTTTTGTTAATTCCACACCAGAACTTAATAGTCTAGTAACTTTATCTAGCAGCGGAACTAATATAATTGTTAGTGCTTCGAGTGCCGGTACAGGTTTTAACGGTATAAAAGTTTATACTGGACTTTATATCGGACAGGTAACTGGTTCAACAGTCGTAAAAGGAACTTTAGCTGGCGGTACAGCCTCTAGCCTATCTAGTGCGTTTGATCTCGAGACCTTATCGGTAGGAGATCTTATGAATAACACCTTCTCTGCTTCTGCCGCAATAAATCAGAACGGAATTCTTCCTTCTGGTTCAGCAAATAATATTAGATGGCAGATTGCTCAAGCAGATACAGCTTCAGGATACTTTACTCTATTGATTAGACAAGGTAACGACTATACAGCAAACCAAAGTGTGTTAGAAACCTGGACTAATTTATCTCTTGATCCAAACCAAAACAATTATATCGAATACGTAATCGGTAACCAAACTCAACAAATTCTTACCGATGAATCAGGTCAGAAATATTTACAAATTACCGGTAGCTACCCTAACTCTTCTAATTATGTTAGAGTTAAACAAGTTTATACTCCAACTCCAAGTTATCTAAACCCGCTAGGTCAAGCTCAAGCACAATATACATCTTCAATTCCTGTAAACGGAAGTGGATCACTTAACGGTGCTTTTGGTGGCGCTGTTGGAGCGCCTTTTGTATGCTTCGGTGTTGCACCATTGGATATGTATGTAGCAATTCCTTCTAGTACAGCTAATTCAGCTGCTAATAATATTCAAGGTTTATTTGCTACTGATTACGATACAGCAATTAACTTGCTCGCCAATCAAGACTCTTACGTGTATAACTCAATTTATGCACCAGGAATAAACAACCAAAACGCTGCTACTCAAGTAACTGCTTTACTTTCAGTAGCTCAAAACCGCGGTGATGCTATTGCAGTAGTAGATATGGTTAGCTATAATCAACCAGTTAGCGCTGCAACAATAAATGCTGGATTGTATGATAACTCCTACGGTGCTACTTACTGGCCATGGGTACAATTAAGATCGATAGAAACTGGAAGATTAAATTTTGTCCCTGCATCAACAATTGTACCTGCAGTTTATGAGTACAATGATAAAGTAGCGGCAGAGTGGTTTGCACCAGCAGGTCTTAATCGCGGTGGATTGCCAACAGTAATTCAACCAGAAAGAAGACTTACAGTAGCACAAAGAAATACTTTATATACAGCAAAGGTTAACCCGATTGCAGTTTTCCCTGGCCAAGGTACAGTGATATACGGTCAAAAGACTTTACAAGCTAAAGCTTCTGCTCTTGATCGCGTAAATGTAAGACGTTTGTTGATTGCCTTGAAAGGATACATTGGTCAGATTGCACAGACTCTTGTATTCGAACAAAACACTGCAGTTACTCGTAACAGATTCTTGTCACAAGTTAATCCATACCTAGAATATGTACAACAAAGACAAGGTTTGTATGCGTTCAGAGTTGTAATGGACGAAACTAATAACACTCCAGATGTAATCGATAGAAACTTACTTGTAGGTGCTATCTACTTACAGCCGACTAGAACAGCAGAGTTTATTCAACTTGACTTTAACATCTTACCAACCGGCGTAACTTTCGGTCAATAATATAAAAACAACGACTAAATGAAAAATAGTACTAATATTAGATTACATCTATCAAAAACTTTATTCGAATCACTTGCAAAGCAAGTATTGGCTGAAAGTAAGAAGAGTAATATGTCAGGTGGTGCTTACACTGAAGCTGTAAAAGCTCCTAAAACACACAAAGGAAACTCTCCTGAAGTTAAAGAGACTAACGAGATGAAGACTGACAAGATGAAGAATATGGGTGAAATGGAAACTAGAGTAGCTGAAGCAGGAATGGGCGTAGAATATGCTTGGATTCCAGCAGCTTTTGCAGGAGCAGCTATTGGAGCTAATATACTAAAACTTATCTTTGCACACATGAAACAACATAACCTTAAAGGTATGAAAGGATTTATGCAAGCCTATCAAGCAGTTGGTAGCGCCACTTCTGGTGCAATAGAGAAATCAACCGGCGCCGGATCAGAAGAGCTCGGTGCTTTTGGCGGAAAGTCTTTTAAATTTGGTAAGAAGAAAGATTAATAATAGTGTTTTTGAATATTTATAAGAGAAGAAAAACTAAATAGAAATGCCAGTACTGGATCCAAATGAAATAATGTTTACGGCCTTTGAACCAACAGTTCAAAACCGTTTCATAATGTATATAGACGGTATTCCTTCTTTCATGATTAAAAGTGCTACTGCACCGAATATTAACTTGAACGAAGTGAAGCTAGACCATATCAACGTTTACCGTAAAATTAAGGGTAAGGCTGAATGGCAAGATATGACACTCAATCTTTATAACCCAATCTCTCCTTCTGGTCAACAGGCCGTAATGGAGTGGATTCGTTTATCACACGAGTCTGTTACCGGACGTGATGGATATTCTGACTTCTATAAGAAGGATTTGAACTTATCTATCCTGGGTCCAGTAGGTGATGTAGTATCGGAGTGGATTATCAAGGGTGCTTTCGTTAAAACTTCAAACTTCGGTTCTTATGATTGGTCTAACCAAGACGCAATCACAATTGAACTTGGAATTGGAATGGACTACTGCATATTAAATTATTGAGTGCTCAATTACTACTTTTTAAGAACTCCTTACTATTTATTAGAAAGGAGTTTTTTTTATGTTAAGAGATTATTTTCAAATTATTCGAAAAGCTTTATCTGAAAGTAGAATTAAAGGAGAGGTTTACTACGAAGCACATCACATAATACCTAAAAGTTTTAATAAGAAGTCTAGTACTGTGTTACTTACCCCTCAAGAGCATTACGAATGTCATAGAATACTAGCTCAAGAACTAGGTAAGCATTCAACCTACGGCCAAAAAATGTTATGGGCATTTCATAGACTTGCTTATGATAAACAGAGAAAATTAACAGCAGATGAATATGCCGAAGCTAGATTAATTTTGATGACGTTGTGGAAGAGAAAATTCACAGAAGAACATAAACGTAAAATCTCAGAAGCACAGAAAGATAATACTAACAATAGCAGTAGAGTGTATAAAGGCATGAAATCTACTATATCAGAACAAGGTAGAAGCAGATTATCAAAAGCAGTAAAAGAAAGACAAGCCGGTAAAACAGGTGTCAATGCTAATGCCAGTAAAGGAGTAGTTATATTAGAATACGAAGATGGAAGAAAATTTGAAGCTGGAAGTGCTTTACAATTAGCTGTACGTACAGGTATCCCCCAGCCTACTATAAGTCTTAGACTTGTTAAGTTTCCAAATATAATGAAAAAAGGGTTTAAAATATATTATAAAGCCTAAAAAGCGGCTTTTTTTATGTAAAAAGTTGGTTTCTACGTAATTTTACCGTATTTTTAGGTATAAAATAAAAGTTATGTCGTTATCAACCTTCTTTATTGGATTAGGAATAGTTAGTGTTCTTGCTATTATAGTTAGAGCGTTTTGGCTTGAACTCTTTGTTATATGGGTTATACTAAGAGCATTATTTTGGATTGTAATAGCCTCTACTGTATCGACTATAGGATGGATGGTTTTAGTAGAAGGTTATAGAGCAGGGCCTATAGACGGATTCGGATTAACGTGGATATTTTTCTTTGTAACTTTCAGTCTAGTATTCATAATAGGAGTACTTATTGCTATAGATATTTTTACTCATTTTAAAGATTTTATTCAAGATCTTTTTAGAAAGTAATAATTCGATATATTTATTAATATATAACTAAATTAAGATTATGTCAGAAAAGTTTACACTGCCTACAGAAACTATTGAATTACCTTCTCAAGGTAAAATTTATGAACTAACCAATCCTCTTTCTTCCGGTACTATTGAGATGAAGTATATGACAGCCCGGGAAGAAGACATTCTCACCAATGTAAACCTGTTAAAACAAGGGATCGCTATTGAAAAGATGTTACAGTCTTTAATTAAATCTCCTATTAAATACGACGATCTATTACTGGGAGATAGGAATGCATTACTTATTGCAGCTCGTATCTTAGCTTACGGTTCTTCTTACAGTTTTGAGTATGTAGATCCAGAAACAGAAGCAAAGGAAGTAGTTAATATTGATTTGCAGACTTTAAAAAATAAAGAAGTAGACTATTCTGCCTATAAAGGTAAAAACGAGTTTGTCTTCGAACTACCGCACTCTAAAAATACGGTAACTTTCAAGCTATTGACTGTAGGCGATGAAAAAGCCATTGAAGCTGAGATTAAAAGCTTGAAAAAAGCTAATTTAGCAGCCGGTGAAATTACTACACGTCTTAAAAAGCAGATTCTTTCAGTAAATAACGACTACGAACCTAAAACAGTAAGAGATTTCGTAGATAATTACCTAATTGCTAAAGACTCTAATCCATTAAGATCTTTTATCTCCAGTATAACCCCGGATATTGACTTAAAAGTTAATTTTACATTAAAAAGCGGATATGAAGTCGAGGAGAGCTTGCCGTTAACAGCGGAATTTTTTTTTCCCGGGAGTTGAGTATAGACAAGTCTTTAAGAGAGAAGTTTTTGAACTTACCTACCATGGCGGCGGAGGCTTTTCGTGGTCTGAAGTCATGGATATGCCGGTTGGAGAGAGACGTCTCAATATTAGATTTATTACCGAACATTTAGAGAAGCTTCAAGAAATACGTAACGAAAGACA